AGGTATAAACGGCCTTACCGTTTCTATTATCCATAGCGAGCGCGAAAGCGCGGAAAGAGGGCAAGCCCACACCGGGCAAGCCCTTTTTCTTTATAGGCCATTAAAGAAAAGCTGCAATGTGCGCCCCGCACACGTCTTACACCCTATACGTAATAAATGTATTTCGGATAACTTGACAAATAGACACCATCAGACTATAATAGTGCCGTAGACGTAAACAGAAACAGAAAGGGGCGGCAGATATGGCATACAATAACGCAGCTTTAGCAATAGCACCGGCAAGGCCTTATACGGTAATACAGGGGGCGCAAGTACCCGCGTTTAGTACGTCTTTATTTGAGCGTTTCATAGACTACACCGACCGCAAAGAAACGACCGTTAAAGGGTATTTTACTTGCATACGGCAGTTTGTAAAATGGCTTGAGGCTAACGACATAAGGCAGCCAGAACGCGAGCATATAAAGGCATACCGCGACTATTTAAGCAGCAGCGGCCTTGCTACCGGCACACAGGCGCAGTATTTAAGAGCCGTAAAGCACTTTTTCAAGTGGACGGCCAGCGAGGGGCTTTACCCGAACGTAGCCGACAATATCCACGGCGCAAAGATACGGCACGACGTACACAAAAAAGACGCGCTGCAACGTGAGGACGTGGCGCAGATCGCGGACACAATCGACCGCAGCGACGAACAGGGCAAGAGATTATACGCAATGTACTTGCTATGCGTAATATGCGGCTTGCGTACAATCGAAATACACCGCGCCGACGTGGGCGACCTTAAGACCGTAGGCGGCACGACTTACCTTTATTTACAGGGCAAAGGCCACGACGACAAAGACGCGCCGGTATTGCTTATAAAGGAAGTGTACGAGGCCGTACAGGACTACTTAAACAGCAGAGCCGCAAAGGTAACGGCGAAAAGCCCGCTTTTCACGAGTACCAGCAACCGCAGCAAGGGCGGCCGCATTGCTACTACCACAATAAGCACAATGCTTAAAGAAATGCTTATAAAGGCCGGGTACGATAGCGACAGATTGACCGCGCACAGCTTACGGCATACCAGCGGCACAGGCGCACACAAGGCAGCGAAAGCCCTTAAAATTGATTTAGACCTTTACGACGTACAACACCTTATGAGGCATTGCGACCCGGCAACGACAGAAATTTACATTCACGACGACGAAAGAGAAACGACAGAGGCAAAAGGCCGTAGGGCTATTTATGATTATTACTTTAACGGCGCAGAGCTTAACCCGGTAATGCCAGAGCTTGAGGCCGAAATAATGACACTTACAGCAGACCAGCAGCGGGAATTATTAGCGCAGATCAGAGCGCAGAAAGGGGGCAAATAATGAGCGACTTTGAAAGACCTTTTTACACCGTACCAGAGGCGGCAGAAATATTGCGAGTGCATGAAAACACCATTTACCGGCTTATCAGATCAAAGAAAATAGAGCATTACAAAGTAGGCGTACAGATCAGAATAAGCGCGGCAGAGCTGGAAAAGCTCAAAGTACCGGCGACCGCAGACACCGAAAACAACGCCTAATTAAGATTAGACGTATACGCTTAATTAGAGAAAGGGGGCTTGTAAATGAATAATTACGAGCGACAGGCGGCCGAAATTGCGACCATAAAGCCGCGCACCTTTACGCTTGAGCTTTCAGACGCAGACGTAAAGAGGCTATACGAAAAGACCGCAGCCGACGGAATAACCCCGGCGCAGCTTTTAGAGGGCTTTATAGGCGACCTATTAGACGGCACGTACAGCCACGGCAGCGACGAAAGAGAGCTTGCAAGCGCATATTATGACCGTTGCTGCTATGAATTTTCCCGCACCGGCAGCCTTTTAGAGTGGGCTTTATATGATTCATGGCTTGACGACATAGCCGACGCGCTGGAACAGATCGACGACGCAGCGGGCGACATTGAATATTACGCGCAGCACCCGGACGACCCCGACGGAACGCCCGACCAGATACAAGAGCTGCACGACATAAAAGCAGAGGCAGAAAGTGAGCTGCAAGACATTTACAGCGAGTACGCAGCCGGTAACAAAGAGCCGCAGCCCTTAAGCGAGGGCATAGCGGCTATACGGCGTTATATGGGCGAGCTGCAAAGCATGACCGAAAGGGGGAATATTTCAAATGATAATTGCAGTATGTAACCAAAAAGGCGGCGTAGCGAAAACAGCCACCGCGCAAGCCATAGCGACCGGCGCGGCAAAGATCGGCCGCAGATCACTTGCAATAGACGCAGATCCGCAAAGTAATTTATCTTACAGCATGGGCGGCAACAGCGCAGATATGGGCTTATATGAGCTTATGACAGGCGCAGCAACGCCCGGCCAGATCATACAGCACACAGCGCAAGGCGACCTTATAACGGCCAGCAGCAGCCTTGCTTTACCCTTTACAGGCAAAGACCCGGGCAAGCTGCTTACAAAGGCTTTACGGCCTATAAAAAGCAAATACGACGTTATAACGATAGATTGCCCGCCCGCGCTTAATATCCTACTTGCAAACGCCCTTATAGCGGCCGACGTGGTAATTATTCCTTTAACGGCCGATATGTACGCGCTGCAAGGCCTTTACCAGCTTAAGCAGAGCATACAGGACGCGCAGAAAGTAAACCCCGGCTTAAAGATCGGCGGCGTAGTATTTACCCGGCACAACACCCGCACAATACTTGCCCGCGACCTTACGGAAGTAATAACGGACAAATGCCGCGAGCTGGATATACCAGTATATAAAACCGTGATACGCGAGGGCGTGGCGGTACGTGAGGCACAGACGCAGCGCGAAAGCATATTTAACTATGCGCCCCGCAGCAACCCGGCAAAAGACTACAAGCAGCTTATTAAAGAAATAGGCCTATAAAAGAAAGTGAGGTAATAGCAATGCCAAAAAAGAGCATGAAAGCCGCAGCGACGGCGGGAACGTCTGTATTTGACCAGATTGCAAGCGGAAACGTACAACACGCAGAGAACGTAACGGACGTACAGGACGTACAAAACGTACAGGACACAAAGAACGCAAAAGACGTAAACAAAAAAGGCGAGCCGCTGGAACGCTTAAACCTTAAGATACCGGCCGATATTAAGGAATACTTGACCGTAGCCGCAGCAAAGGCCAGCATAGAGCAGCGGCGCAATATTTCGCTTACAGAGTATTTAATACAGATTGTACGCGAGGATATGGCAAAAAATAACGAGTAAGGGGGCTACACAATGACCGATAAGCCTATAAAAGACCTAACGCCAGAGGAACGCGAGGCCTTTTTACAGGAATTGAAAGAGAAAGCGACCCCGGAACAATGGGAAAGCTTTACACAATTTGCGCAGCTTGTCACAGAGGCGGCGACGTGGTGGAATAGCGACGACGTAAAGGCGGCCAGATCAGCAGCAGCCGAAACGCTGGAAACCTTACGCGAGGGCGCACAGACGGCCGCTTATATCTTTACAGGTTTACGCGAGTTTTTGCCGGTATTGCTTGAGGAAATGGAAAAAGACGGCGAGGCCGCGACCATGACCGCGAGCGAGTTTATAGAAAGCGGCAAATATGACGAGATCATAGAGCGAGCAGCTGCACGCCTTGAAAAAGAAACCGGCGAGGCTACCACGATAACGGCCGACGAGGTAAAGGCTGCATTACCGCAGCTTTCAAGTATCATACCGCAAAAGCACCTTATACCGAATAACAAGCTTGCAAACAGCCTTACAAAAGACATATTGAACGCGGGCGAGTTTAATTTGAAAGTAGGCGGCAAGGGCGCAACCGAAATAAAGACACGCTGCATATTGAGCTATGAGGGCGATAATATAAAGCTTACCAGCAGACAGCCTTTTACAGAGTACGACCGAAACGTAGCGGACGCGGTAACGAGCCTTTACGAGTACGGCGACGAAAGCCACATAGTAACGGCAGCCACGGTTTACCGGGCAATGGTACACGCGACCGAAACCGAAACACCGTCACCGCAGCAGATCGGCGCAGTAACGCGCAGCCTTGATAAAATGCGTTTCGTGCGCGTACAGATTGATTGCAGCGAGGAATTGACCCGGCGCAAGCTTTCCTTAAACGGCGCACAGGTAACAGGCGGCAAGATCGACACGTATTTATTAGCACTTGAGGCAATAGAGGTAACGGCGGGCGGCCAGAAAGTAAAGGCCTATAAAGTAATAAAAACGCCTATTCTTTACGATTATAGCCGCCTTACAGGGCAAGTAATAACCGTACCGGCTGCATTGCTGGACGTGCGCGACAAGACCGGCGCGAAAGTGGCGAACACAGAGAGGCGCATAGCTATTAAAAGCTACCTTATGCGGCGTATATCCGTAATGAAAGGCAAGAACGGAAAGAACACAAGCCGCAAAATTCTATATGAAACGCTTTATAGCGAGGTATGCGACGGCGAGCCGACAGAGAAAGAACAGCGCAATATACGCGACTATATACCGCAAGTGCTGGACTACTGGAAACGCAGCGGCTTTATTAAAGGCTATACCGAAACCACGCAAGGCAGAAAGAAAACCGGCGTAGAGATCAACATATAGGAAAAGCCAGAGGGGGCAAAGATAGGGCGTTTAGGGGGCAATCTTTGGGCGGATAGGGGGCAATAAATGGGCGGATACCCGGCAATCTTTGGGCGGATAGAAAGACCCGGAAAAAGCCCCGAAACCCGCATAAATACAGGCTTTTTAGCGTTTCGGCAAAATGGGTATATGTTACGTAGGTAACGAAAGTAACGTATACGCGCGGCCTACCGTACCCGCTACCGCTTGACGGTACGGCCACGCTACTATATATTGCGGAAATGAGAGAAAGGGCAGCTTTCTTTTTACAGGCCAGAACAGGCAAAAGCAAAGACTACCGCCGAAAAATAACGACAGAAAGGGGGCGTAACCATGAAAAGGCCGAAATTGACGGACGCGGAAAAGCTGGAACGGCGCAGAGCCTACCAGCGCGAATACTACCGGCAGCAGAGAGCCGGGGAACGTGCGCTAAACTACATTATCAACGTAGAACGCGCAGAAAAGCGGCGACAGGCGGGCAAAAATCCTACTTGAGCGTATGCACATAATTTTAAGTAGACGGCGGGAAAGACCGCAGAAAGGACAATTTACAATGATTATTGAAAAGCACAGAACAGGCGCACACCAGCGCAAGACCATTTACACAATATGCAATAGCATTGCTGACACCGGCGCAGATCGCACAGAGGAAATAGCGCGTTTCGATACGCTGGAAACGGCAGTAATTGTATTGCGGTACATGAGAGGCGACAGCTTGAGCGAAAGCGAGGAATACAGAGCAAAAGAGGCAATAAAAAAAGCGGACGCGCCCACCGACGAAAGCAAACGCGACCGCAAGGCAGACTAACCAGCAAAGGCAAGCCCCGCCCTTATGCCCTATTATAGCGAGGGCGGCGGCGGCTTTCAAGAAAGGAATTATAAACGCATGAGAATTAAGCTAAACATAGATACACAGGAATTACAGAGCAAGCCCGCCACCTTTGACGGCCGTTTACGTAACAGGCTATGCAGCGCAGACAGTATAAGAGAGGTAACACCCGAACAGCTTATACAGGCCGTACAGAGAGGCCGCAGCTTTACCCCCGCCGTTATGACCGGCACGACCGGCGACACGTGGCAAGCGCAGCAAGTAATATGCGCAGACATTGACAACGACACCGGCAAAAAGGACGCAGACGGCCACAAGATCAGAATAACAGACCCGCTTACACCAGATCGCGCACGCGAGGTAATGGCGCAGTATGGCATAGACCCTTATTTTATGTATTACAGCTTTAGCAATGCGGCAGAATGGCCGAAATTTCGCATTGTGCTTATACTTGACGCGCCTATAACAGACCCGGCGACAGCAAACGACCTTATAGCCCGCTTTACTGGAATATTCAACGCGCTATACAAAGGCCAGACAATCGAAATAAACGGAAAGAAAAGGCCGATAAAGTGCGCAGACACGACGGCCAGCGATAACGCCCGGCTATACTATGGCGGTAAAGCTGATAGCGTTTTTTATGTGAGCGGCCAGACGACCCGCACAGAGCTTTTACAGGGCTTGCCAGTATATGACGACGAACAGCCCGCAGAACGCGCAGAAACGCCCGCAGAGGCCGTAAAAACGCAATGGGAATACAAAAGGACACCCGCACCGCAAAAGGGCGTATACAGGCCGTATAATGAGCTACAAGCGCAATTTGAGGCCGACAAAGAGAGCTTTAACCTTGCTGCATACGTCGAAAGCACTACAAGCAGTAGGCCGGTAAAGAGGGGGCGGGCGTTATTCTTTAACCCTTGTCCGATATGCGGCCACAATGACGACTTTCAAGTAACCGGCAGCGTGTACCATTGCCACAGCGCAAGCCCAGACGGCGGCACAGGCGGCAGCATTATTGATTATTTGATGAATAAAGACGGTTTAGACATGGGCGCAGCTTGCGACAAATTCAAATATGACATTATGGGCTATGACCGCGAGGAATGGCGACAGGCCTATATAGCCGATAAATACCCCGATACACCGGCAGAAAACGGCGAAAAACGGCAGACAGACACACCGGCCGTACAAAACACACAGGACGGCCAGAACGTACAAGCCGCACAGGTTGAGCAGCCTATAACAGCCGCAGACGCAAGCGCATATTTAAGCGGCGGTATGTTTGAAAAGGATATAGAGTATTTCAAACAGTACAAAGACCGCAAATTAGGCATACACGACGACATAGACAAGTATTTGACCCTTTACCCCGGTTTAGCTGCATTGGGCGGCGCGTCGTCTTTAGGTAAAACGACTTTCGCGGTAAATATCATAGACAAGCTTTTGAGCAAGGGCGAAACGGTTTTATATTTCAGTTTAGAGCAATTACCGATTGAGATAATAACAAAGAGCCTTGCCCGGAAACTGTACGAGAAAGACCCATTTACACCGCTTACCAACGTAGACATAAAGAACGGCGCAACGTGCGAAAAGCTGGAACAGATAAAGAAAGAATACGCAGCAGAGGCCACGCGCTACCAGATCATAAAGGGCAGCTTTAGGACGACGGCGGCCGACATAGTGCAATACGTGGAAACATACCGGCGAGAGCATGGCGGCGAGAGCTGCAAGCCGATTGTTATAATTGACTATTTGCAGCTTATAGCTCCGCCGTATGGCTTTAAGGGCGGTATAAGGGAATACACCGACGAAAACATAAAAACCCTTAAGGATATGCAATCACGCAATGGCCTATTTGTGATTATGATAAGCAGCTTTAACCGCAGCAGCAATTTAGAGCCGGTAAGCTATGAGAGTTTCAAAGAAACGAGCATGATAGAATTTACTTGTGATTATGTATGGGGCTTGCAGCTTTCCATACTGGACGCGGAAAACGACGACTTTTACACCGTTACAGGCACGAGGGGCGGCAGATCGCAACGGCCGATAGATCAGCAAAGAAAGCTTGTAAACGCTGCACAGGACGAAACGCCTAAAAAAGTAGAGTTTGTGAGCCTAAAGAGCCGAAACGGTAAGCAATTCTATAAGGCTTTCTTTGACTATTACCCGCAGTACGATTGCTATTTAGAGGATAAAGGCAAAGGCAAAGTAAAGGGCTTTACGCAGTATTTCGGCGCAACACCTTTTGACGACGACAGCGACGACATACCGACACTATAAGAAAGGGGCGATAATATGACGTACAGAGAGCTTAAAGAACGGCAGCAAAAGGAAGTAAACGACTTTCCGTTTATATGGGCTTTTAATGAAAAGCAGCTTGCAGAGGGTATGCAGCGTTTAGGGCTTGACCCGGCGACCGATAAAGACAAGCTGCAAAACATAGGGGCGGGCGGCATTATCAGAAAGACCGACGCAGCAGCAATGCGGGAAATGTTCGACCGGCACAGGCGCGAGCTACTGGAACAGATCGCGGCCGACACGACCGGCGAGGGCTTTATAAAAGATATGTTCAGCACAGAGCTTGCAAACCACGAATACAGCTATACCGGCGACCCTACCGACGCGCTGGACGCTTTAGGCATAACCCCGGCGCAGATCGAAAGCAACAGGGCTTTAGCGCGTGGCCTTGCTTTAGCGGCACAGGAACAGAGCGACGAATAACAGACCATACCCGGCGCAGATCAGAGGCGGCAGCTTGAAATATAGCAGCCGCCTTTTTTATTGGCTTTTTCTACTTAAGCGTATAAATGTAATCTCAATTAGAGCCACCGGCAGACCCCGGAAACCCCTGTAAACATTGACAAAACCGTAAATATAACGTATAATACGTATAGAACGCAAGGCACGCGCAAGGCGTTTTATACGTACATTGCAGACTATACAGAAAGCGAGGTTATTTATGGCAATGACAGCAGAGGCCAGAGCCGAACGCGCAAGGTATATGCGCGAGTGGCGCAAGCGTAACCCCGAAAAGCAGCGCGAGTACGACGCTAAAAAGTGGGAACGCAAGGCCGCAAAGAGTAAAGAGGAAAGCGAGGCAGCCGCAGACAATGGGAAAGTACAGGATTAAAGAGTACAACGGCCGGTATATGGTTTATTTCCTAAAGGACGTAGGCGGCGGCTATGCGTGGGAACAGATCGGCGGCAAGTTTGACAGCAAAGAGGCTGCACAGGCCTTTATTGACGCAGAAAGGGGCGCAGAGCATGACAGCCAGGAATAAAGCAGCAGCGGTATTACTTGCCCTTGCAATGGCCTTATTTGCCCTTACAGGCTGCACAAAGGCGCAGCAAGGTATTTACACCTTATACGACGGCAACGGCCTTAAAATCGAACGTGAGGGCGTAGAAACGCGCATATATGACCTTGAGGGCGAGGCAGAATACACCTTTACAAGCCACAGGGTAAGAGCTGCACAGGGTACGGCCGCGCAGATCAGCGAGGCAAAGACCACCGCAGACACCGACACAATAACAATACAGACGGTACACGGCCTTATTATCGTTACCAGCAAGGCCACAGGCGAAACAATCTATATAAAGTAAGGGGGCGACAGTATGGCGAAAGCAGCAGACCGCAAAGACGAGCTTATTATATCGGCACTTATTGGCAATCCGACAGTAAGAGCAGCGGCGGCAGCGTGCGGCGTTTCGGAAACGCAGATATACGCCCGCTTAAGAAATGCGGCCTTTAAGGAAAAGTACGACGCAGCCCGGCGCGAGCTTTTAGAACAAAGCACCGCTTATATACAAGGCATTGTAAGCGAGGCAATACAGAAAATGCGCGACGTTATGAACGACCCGGACGCAAGCCAGCAAGTACAGCTTAACGCAGCAGAGGCCATAACGCGCAATAGCCTTAAACTTACAGAACAGGCCGACATATTGGCGCAGCTTGCAGAGCTTAAAAAGGCGGTTTTCCCGAATGAATAGCGCAGTATTACGGCAGCTTTCAGAGCTGCAAAAGGAAGTAAAGAACAGAAAAGACGCAAAGGCCGTAATTGACGCGCTGGACGTAACGCAGCATATAGCCCCGGTATATTTGCCCTTGCATGAGGATATAAAGGCCGCAGCGCACCAGTATTACAACCTACCGGGCGGCAGAGGCAGCGGGAAAAGTAGCTTTTGCGCCCTTGAGATTGTAAACGGCATTATGCAAGATCAGACCGGCGAAAGCAGCGCAATAGTATTTAGGCGCACCGCAAACACAATGCGCGAGAGCGTTTACAGTCAAATTGCATGGGCTATTGATATTTTAGACGTGGGCGACCTATGGCGCGGCAGCGTTTCGCCTATGTGCTGGACGTACAGACCGACAGGCGCACAGATCCTTTTTAGAGGCCTTGACGATAGCAGCAAGCTAAAGAGTATTAAGCCCCGGCGCGGCTTTTTCCGCTTTATATGGCTTGAGGAATTTAGCGAGCTACCCGGCGAGAACTTTACAAGATCGGTTATGCAATCCGTACAGCGAGGCGGCAGCGCGTTTACTGTTTTCCGCAGCTTTAACCCGCCGATAAATGCGAGTAATTGGGCAAACGTCTTTATAGCAAGGCCAGACCCGCGAGCAATCACGCTGCACACGACTTACCTTGACGTACCGGCGCAATGGTTAGGCGACGACTTTATTTTAGAGGCCGAAAGGCTGCAAGAGATAAACGAACAGGCCTATAAACACGAATATTTAGGCGAGGCCACCGGCAGCGGCGGCGAGGTATTCCCGAACGTAACAGTACGGACAATTACCGACGACGAAATAAACGAGCTGCAATACATTTACGCGGGCGTAGACTTTGGCTTTAGCGTAGACCCGGCCGTATTTATGCGCGTAGCTTATGACAGCAAGCACGATACCGTTTATTTGATAGACGAAATATATAAAAAGCACTTGAGTAATAACGAGCTTGCAGACGCTATAAAAGCGAAAGGGTACGAGTACACCGGGCAATATGAAAAGGCGGGCTATTTCGGCGGCTATGAGGTATACAAGGAAAAACAAGTAATAGTATGCGATAGCGCAGAGCCGAAAAGCATAAACGACCTACGAAACGGCGGCTTAAAGTGTATTGCTTGCCAGAAATACCCGGGCAGCGTTATTTACGGCGTTAAATGGCTGCAAAACCGGCGCATAGTGATAGACCCGGCCAGAACACCGAACGCGCACCGGGAATTTATCAGCTATGAATACATGACGACGAAAGACGGCGAATTTTTGGCCGACGTACCAGACAAAGACAACCATTGCATAGACGCGGTACGCTATGCGCTGGACAGGCTTATAAACAACCGTAAAGTATCAGCTTAAAGGAAAGGGGGCTTTAATATGGCTTTTATCCGTGTACATTGTGATTATTGCGGCGGGCAATTTGAGATTTACAAGCACAATCTTAAAGGCGAATTTGCGCGAGAATGCCCACATTGTTTTCAGAGGATAGACCGGCAGACGTGGGAAAGGGAAGTGCTACCGGCCTTTGCAGCCGTCGAGGACGCGAACGCAGAACTTTATAAAGATCATTGCGACCGCAAGCCGCTATTTTCCTTTGACGTGATAGCAAATCATATCTTTGCAAACGGCGGCGGCGCAAATTAAGCGTATTCAGATAATTTCAAGTAGACCCGGCAAAATGGATAATAGAAAGGGGCGACGGTATGAGCCATAGGGCGAGAGAACGACCCCGGAAAGGGGGCGTAATATGGTTAGTTTAATAATGGGCTATGACCACAAGAAAAAGCAATGGTTTGTAAGACCGTGGCAAAGCAGCGTTTCAAAATGGGGCGTATATCACAAACCCGGCCGGGCGGTATGGTTTAATACCGCAGAGGACGCAAGCGAGTACCTAAACATGAAAACGCGCGAGCAATACGCGCAGAATAATAACGAAAATGAGGATTTATCACAATGAACGTAATTTCTATTAAGTTTCCTATTGACCAGATCGCGGCGGGCATTAAGGCAACCCGCGAGGCGAAAGCGCAGCTTGTGAGCATTGACGAGAATTTGCACAAGTACGGCACAGAGGACGAGGCCAGAAAGTACAGAGGCGAGGACGGCGTACAGGAACGCGCCCGCGAGCTTGAAAAGGGCGACCAGCAGAAAACGGCTATTATTGCGGAAACCCGCGAAAAGCTGGACAAGCTGCACGCACAGGCCGTAAATTTCATTGAGGAACAGACGACCCCGGACGGCACGGACATTATCGGCGACAACGCGGGCGACTTTGCCCTTATCGAACACGGCCTTATTGAAACCCCGGAAAAGCTGGAAAGAGTGCTTGCAAAGCATGACAACGTAGCTTTCCGCTATGCTGCACAGCGTTACGCGGCAGACCCCGCGAGAAATTGGCCGGGCTTTAATTTCTTTGAGAATGAAGCGGCAATCAAAGAATATACCGCCCAGATTTTTGACTGTCTGAACGATGCGGCGGGGAACCCTTACGGCGCGGCGGTTATGCAGTACACCGAAACCCCGACCGAATACGCCCGCATTGCAGAGGCTTACGGCCTTAAGGAAAGTTTCATTGCCAGCGGCGGCGACCGTCTGAAAGAGGTATAAACGGCCTTACCGTTTCTATTATCCATAGCGAGCGCGAAAGCGCGGAAAGAGGGCAAGCCCACACCGGGCAAGCCCTTTT